GTTTTCCACCGGAATTATCAGCCGGGTCAAGCCACACATGGGCTAAACTGGTCTTCTGCGGCTTCGTATGGATTCGCTCCGATGTATAGGGAATACTACACAAAGGGGCAAAATACATAAGAAGTCGTCCAGTGTTAAATCGAGTACCGGTAATACTGACGTGGATCTCGATAGTTCCTCGCCAATATGCATGCAACAAAAATGGTGTATGCGCCACTGAGTCATCAGAAATCATATCCTGCGGTAGACTCGCCTCCGCAAGATGGGATCCAGGTGGATCCGTCGTTGACCACGTTCCAGTCCTCCACAGATGTGGTTTAGACACGGTGTTCGCCATCGTCCAATCAAAATCAGGTGCACTCGCCATTGCAAGCGCATCCTCCTCAGAGATCTTCGGCTTCTCCACAGTCACCACTTCCGTCTGTTCGATCTGCACTATGCCGAGCACTCCCTCATCCTTCACGATCTCAAGAGGTTTCGCTCCCATGGGCTCATCATGTTCTCCATTGCCCATTCTCACACGGTCGGCTTGCGCCACCGCCATGAGGTAACCAGGTGTCACCTCATCATACGCACGCACATCAAACCCATCAAAGGCCAAACATTTAAGTCCTCCAGTCTTCGCAAACGATTTCTCGTAATACGAATACATTGGAAGAGCCAAATGGTACCCCTGATCACTCGCTGCACGGATCGCACGCGATCGCAAATCTTCAAAATACTCACGCCCATAGGCCCAGGCATATCGAAGCGCTGCGACAGCGTTCTCCGTTACCGCTTCCCACTTCTCTGTAGTATCAGTAATCCAATTAAACATCTCATTGATGCTCAACTTGTCAAGAGTTGCGACATAAAATCGCCCCTTCAACTTGAATCCCTGCTTCAGAAAAGTCATGTCCAGTACGTTCTCAACTGGCACAATGGCACTGGATTTATCCGCATTGGTAAACTCCATGCCAAACTTCGCACACTCCTCCGAGTAGCTCTTTGCATTGAACCACTCCAAAGCCCACGGCTTCACAGCAAAGCAAACATCATCACCAAAGGTTTTCTCCCTCACATTCCTATCAAAGAATGTAAGATCCTTAAACTCCTCGGGCATGACGACTTGCCAAATGTAAGCCGCTATCATGCGATTGCAACAACCGTTGTTATGTGTTGTGCAATTGCATCCAGATGGATTTCCACGATGTTTCTGACAAACAATGTTACCGACCAAAACGGGCGTATGAATGTACTCTTGAAAAAGACAATCACGCACGTTTCGGGCCGCAACAGTGTCAACATAAACACCAGCCGGATCACGCTCATAAAAAGCATTCACAATCCGGTTCACTCCAGCCATCAATTCCGGTTGCAGAGTTGAATCGTACCGTCCATAATCTCCTGAAAATCCCACATCGGACATCTCCAGAAGATCACGGACCATAAGATC